GGTTTACAATATGCAGAACTTGAAGAAGAAATTTCAAATTATCACCTTAACAACATCATGAACGGTCTCGCTCCATCGATGCTTATAAATTTTAACAACGGAACTCCAAATCAAGAACAAAGAGAATTAATAGAACAAAGAATAACACAAAAATTTTCTGGCAGTTCAAATAGTGGAAAATTCATACTTGCTTTTAATGATAACAAAGAAAGTCAAGCAGAAATAACTCCAGTACAATTAAGTGATGCTCACCAACAATATCAATTTTTATCTACTGAAAGCCAATCTAAAATATTAGTTTCTCATAGAGTTGTCTCACCAATGTTGTTAGGAATAAAAGATTCAACAGGACTTGGAAACAATGCTGATGAAATAAAGACAGCATCTTTATTAATGGACAATACAGTTATAAGACCATTTCAAGAGCTTTTAATTAAATGCTTTGACCAACTACTTGCTTACAATCAAATAGCCTTAAACCTATACTTTATAACCTTACAACCATTAGAATTTACTGATGTTGACCCAACAATCCAAGATGATGAAGATATTGAAGAAGAAACTGGTGTTGAAATGGAAACATCTTTAAAAATGATTGATGGTAAAAGAGCATATAAAACAAGAGAAGAAGCTGAAAAAGTAGCAGAAGAAAAAGGTTGTGGTGGTTATCATGAACATGAAGTTGGTGGTGAAACTTGGTATATGCCTTGTGAAAATCATGAAATGTCTAAAAGTCCTTGTTGGGATGGTTACCAACAAAAAGGAACAAAAATGTTAGATGGTAAAGAAGTTCCAAATTGTGTTAAGATTAAATCAGAATTATCTGATGATGAAGTTAAAGTTGTTCTTGGAAGTTTAGGTGAAAGTGCAACTAAATTATCTGAAAGTTGGGTTCAAGTAGATGAATTGGATGAGGATGCAGAATATAGCAATGAAGATTGGGCATCATATTTAATTAAAGAAAAGAAATCAACATTAAGTAAAATTAAAGAATTAGTTGGTTTAAAATCAGCTACAGAAGAAAATGTTGGAAGTGTAAAAGATGGCTCTGCATTTAGTTCATTAGATAGTAAAAATGGTTTATATAAAATTAGGTACAAATATGCAAGAGGTAAAAAAACAAATGACAAAGGTGAAGTTCCCAAGTCAAGACCTTTTTGTGAAGAAATGATGAGACTTTCTAATAGTGGTTTAGTATGGAGATTAGAAGATATTGACAATGCAAGTTTTGGTAAATTAGAAATTAAAGATGGTAAAGGTAAAAGAAAAGATGAAAGAGTAAATACAGATTTTAGACATGAACCAAGTTTACCGTATAATATTTTTACTCTAAAGGGCGGAATATACTGTTATCATAAATGGGTCAGAGTGCTTTTTAGATTAGATAGTAATACAGAAGCATCTGAAAATTTAGGAAATTATAAAAGAACAAGAACAATACCAAAGAGTTATTTAAAAAATCCCAGAGGAAGCTCTTTAGCAAAAAAAGCAACAATAGAACAAGATGGAAAAGGAGCATATCCACAATAATTAAGAACTATGGCACAACCACTTTTTATAAACAGAACTGATTTAGTTCGTAATTCAATCCTTGATGGAAATGTGGACACTAATAAGTTCATATATTTTATTCGTTTATCACAAACTATTCACATTCAGAACTATTTAGGAACTGAACTGTATAAAGAATTTGAAGGAATGATTACAGCAGGAACTTTAACATTAGCTGCAAATCCAAATCATTTTAATTTAATGGTGGATTATATACAACCAATGTTAATATGGTTTGCACAAGTGGATTACATTCCTTTTGCTGCATATCAAATACGTAATGGCGGTGTTTTTAAACATACTTCTGAAAATTCAGAAAGTGCTTCAAAAGAAGAATTAGATTACTTAGTTGCTAAAGCAAGAGAATATGCTGAATATTATACAAGAAGATTTATTGATTACATGAATTTTAACAATACAACTTTTCCTAAATATTTAAGTAATTCTAATGATGACATTGACCCATCACAGGATGCAATTTTTAATGGTTGGGTATTATGAGATATAAACCAAAAGCAAAAAATGTTGAGAAATTAAAAGCATTTTTAAAAAAACAAAATAAGAAAAAATAATTATGGCTACTTTATTCAATACTAAAATATCTGCAACATATCCAAGTCTAATTAAGACAATTGATAATGCAGCTTTGACAGCTACACTTAAACAACTAACTGATGGAACTGGTGGTTTGTCTGGTTTATATGCTAATACAGCAGGAGATTTTAAAGTAACTGCTATTTTAGAATGGGGTTCTTTGAAAGATACTGGTACAGGTGTCACTATTACTCAATGGGTAACAGCAGCTAATGGAATTGCAAATTTTAATAATGATACAACAGTTCCAACAAGTGCAGCAGTTAAAACGTATGTAGATGCAGTTGTAACAGCTTCTGACCTTGACTTTTTAGGTGATTCAAATACAGGCACACCTGCTGTAGATTTAGATTCACAAAACTTTAGTGTTTTAGGAACAACTAATGAGATAGTTACAAGTGGTGCTAATCAAACTTTAACAATAGGACTTCCCAATAGTGTTACAATAAGTGGAACATATACAGGTGCTACATTTAGTGGTGATTTAAATGGAACTATAAATACAGCAACTACCGCTACTACTCAGACAGCAGGAGATAATTCAACTAAGGTAGCGACAACAGCGTATGTTGATTCATTGGATGCTGCAAGTGATTTAGATTTCTCTGGTGATAGTGGAACTGGTGATGTAACTTTAAATACTCAAGTTTTAGCAATTACAGGAACAACTAATCAAATAGTAACTGCTGCTGCAAATCAAGGATTGAGTTTATCTTTACCTGCAACAGTACATAGAGATTTACAAGGTAATGTAACTGGTAATGTTGATGGAGATTTAACTGGAAATGTTACTGCAACTTCTGTTCTTGCTGATGGAGTTTCTGCAACAACACAAGCATCAAGTGATAGTTCTACAAAAGTAGCGACAACAGCATTTGTAAAAGGTTTAAATAATGCAAGTGATTTAGATTTTACAACAGATTCTGGAAGTGGTGCTGTAGTTTTAAATACAGAAACATTTAGTGTATTAGGCACAACAAATCAAATAAATTCTGCAGGTAGTGGTCAAGCTGTTACATTAAGTTTACCTGCTACAGTTCACAGAAATTTATTAGGAAATGTTACTGGAGATTTAACAGGAAATGCAGATACTGCAACAAAATGGGAAACAGCAAGAGACCTATCATTAACAGGACAAGCAACTGGTACAATTTCAAGTGTAGATGGAACTTTGAATGTAAGTGGTGCAGTAACTTTAGATAATAATTCAGTAACTGGTAAAGTATTAACAGGTTTACCAACTCCTGCTGCACTTACTGTCGTTCCTACTGATTCTATTTTGGAAGGTATTGGCAAACTTCAATCACAAATAAATGGTTTAGCAAATGGTTTACAATTTCAAGGTTCATGGAATGCAAGTACTAATTCACCAAATTTAATTTCTGGAGGTGGTGAAGTAGATTCTGGAACAACCACAAGTGCAGCAACAAACAAACTTATACAAACAGGTCAAAACTTTACAACCACGGTAAATGTAAATGATAAAGTAATAAACCAAGTTGATTTTCAAACTGCCATTGTAACAAATGTAGATAGTGATACAACACTTTCTTTAAATACAGACATTATGCTAAGTGGTGAAGCCTATACAATAGATACTTCACCATTCATAACTCAAGGGTTTTATTATGTTGTTAATGTAGGTGGTGCAACAAACTTGAATGGAATTTCAGAATGGTCAGTTGGTGATTGGGTAATTGCAGGAGCAGATAATGTTTGGACAAAACTTGACCATACAGATGTGGAGGGAGTTGGAACACCGGGTAATATTGCTAAATGGTTATCAACAGGAACTATTGCAGATTCTATTATAGCAGAAAGTGGTGCAGCAATAACAGTTACTGGAACATTAGCAACTACTTCAAGTCTTACATCAGGTAGTAATTTTGATGTAGCAACAGATAAATTCACAGCTAATGCAACAACAGGTAATGTTGCCTTTACAGGAGACTTAGCAATTAATACAAATAAGTTTACAGTAAATGCTACAAGTGGAAATACTTTAGTTGCAGGAACAATTACATCTCCTACTTTTTTAGGAGATTTAAATGGTACAATAAACACTTTAACAACTGCAGTAACACAATCAGCAAATAACAATTCTACAAAGGTAGCCACAACTGCTTATGTAGATACCTCAGCAGGTTTATATTTACCACTTGCAGGTGGAACACTTACAGGAAATTTAATAGGAACAACCGCAACTTTTGCAGCAAATATTAGGACAGGTACATCCACATTAACTGCTAATACTAATTTTGATAATTTAGTTATTGAAGGTTCTGCAAATACAGGAATAACAATATTTTCAGGTACATCTTCAGATGGTGGTATTTATTTTGGGGATTCTGGTGCTAATAATTTAGGTCAAATAAAATATTTACATAGTTCAAATGCTATGACATTTGCAACCAATGATGGTTCTCCTTCTTTAACTTTAGATAGTTCACAAAACTCAACTTTTGCAGGGAACTTAACTGCTAATGTTGGAAGTTTTAATTCTCCTGATGCTTCAGAAAGTGTATTAATGAATTTAGTAGCAAATAATGGAAATAATGCTGCTACTTTTAGAACTACTGCAAGTGGGCATATATTTGAAATAAGGTCACAAAATAGTGGCACAATAAAAATAGATTCTTCTGATACAACTTTTACAGGAAATGTAGGAATAGCTGATGACAAAAAATTAAAATTTGGTGATTCTACAGATGCTACAATACAATGGGATAATGCTAATAATGAATTAGAGATAAATTCTGGTGCTGATGCTTCAGAGATAAGTATAATTGCAGGAACAACAAATACCTATACAAGTGAAATTCAAATAGGTGCAAGAAGTTCTGCTCAAGGAGAAGGTATATTCTTTAAAACAAGGTCTACAGAAAGAATGCGTATAGACAGTTCTGGAAATGTAGCAATAGGAACTGATACGCCTGACCAAACAGGATATGGTTATAAAACATTAACTATAATGGGAGGTACAAATGCAGGAGATTCGGGTACTATAGAATT